ATCGTGGACTACATATCACTATTGCGAACGGGAAACATGGTAATGTTTATCCTTGGTGGCCAAAAATGATTACAATCAAATAATATGAAATCAATCGAAGAACGAAAAAGACTCTACGGAAAGAATCGCCGCCCAAAGAATGGCGACTTCTCTGATTACGAAGTTCGCTGTATGGTAGCAAGCTATTGCCGCGACATTACAGTGGGAGTGGCAGGTTGGGGCGTTCCGTTCACTGTGTGGGTGGAATTGAAAGGTCTTGCTAAATTTGAGAAAGGTTCTCTCTACAAGCTAGACAAACCTACTTGTGAATGCGAAATGTGTGATGGACGCAGAGCAGCACATGAAGAACTGGAAGAATGTCTTGACAATCTGGAAGTAGGTGATAGAGTGAAAGTAATCAACCCCGCCAACACATTATCTGTTGGTAGAGAGGGGTTTATTAGTGAGATCGTTGAGGGGGGAAATTATGGTTGATTTCACTGGTGGATGGAGAGGTTGGTATAATAAAAAAGACGTGAAAAAATTAAAATATGAAAAGAACAAAACAATTTGAATTGGATAACAGCAGCGTTGCTTATGGTGAGTCAATCGAAGAGTTAATTAAAACGCTTGAGAAACTCAATCAAAAAGCAAAAGAACTAGGAGCGATTAGAACATCTGTTGAATTTTTTCGAGGAAACGATGGGTATCTTGATATTAGCGCAACTAGATATATGACACCTGAAGAGTCTGCACAAGCTGAAGCAAATGAAGCGGTCAGAAACAAAAAACAACTTGACTACGAGCGCAAACAATATGAAGCATTGCGAGCAAAATTCGAAACAACAAAAAACATAGATAATCAAAAATAAAAAAAAAATATGTGGTATACTATACTATTCATCTTTTACTGTCTTTTTTTGCTTGTGGTGATTGCTATATGCAAAGCTGCTGAAGATGATCATAACCCCAAAAAATAATAAAATATGGAAGAAGAACATGATTACTATATTGTGGAGGTGGTTAAAAAATCTTACTCCGAGGTCTATATCAAAGTCCCAAAAGGCGAAGAGATTACATGGAGAGATAAGAAATTGATTACCAAAGCAACAGTTGAAACGCTTGACGAAGGTGATTGGGACGACTATGGGTGGGCTGATGATTTGGAAACCGATTCTATTCGGAAAACATCACAAGAAATCGCTGAGTTCTATGAAGTTTATGATGCGACAGAATACTTCCCAGTAAGACCAAAACCTGAAGACCTCAATCAAATGAAACTTGACTTTTAAAAACTAGAATATACTATGAACACGATGTTAATCAATTATATCAGAAACGCAGATCGGAAACCACACGGAGTCGTTGTAGCATTTACACAAGACGGAAGCATTCATTATGGATACTCTCTCCACAATCCTATTGACAAATGGGATCGTGAGCTTGGTATCAAAATTGCAGTGGCGCGAGCAAATGCAAATGAATTTCAATTGCCTAAAGTTGATAATCGCCTTAAATTGGTGAGCGAAGCAATGGAACATATGAAAACCCGTGCTAACAAATACTTTAAACAATAATATGAGTGAGAAAAATAATAATAGTAGTAATGGTGGAATTGGATTTGCTGGTCTTTTGACTGTAGCATTTATAGTTCTGAAATTGTGTGGAGTAATTGCGTGGTCATGGTGGTGGGTTCTTTCTCCTATCTGGATTTCTTTTTTGTTTTTGATCGCTATTTTAATCGTAGTTGGTATTATATATTTATTTTTAAAAAAATGATTCCTGAAAAAACATTACCTATTCATGAACTCAAATATTATCACAATAATAATCTTGGGTTTGTGTTCATTGGTGCTTCAAAATCCTCCGATGATGCCATTCAAAGATTGGCGCAATTTTTAATCGATGTTGGAGTATCAAAAGAATTGCCAGAATTTTATCAACGTGTTAAATCAAATGCAGTGGCATTTGTATATGGGAGTAATTCTGGATTTCAAAGTGGTGAGTTCTATCGCTCTGCCAGTCGAATTAATTTAATGGGTATGTTTAAAATTGAAACATTGGGAGTATACTTAGATGGACTACAAGCTTAATATGTTACCGATGGAATTAGGAGGGACTGCTATTCTTGATTACGATCCTGAATATCAACACCTCATGGAAGAAACCTTGATGCTTTGTGGTCGGGAGGATATTGTGTTATGTTCTCGATCATATACAGATGAAAAGAAATATTCCATGCATCTAATTAGCGAAAATCATGACTTGACAGATTGGTGGAATGCCACTAAGATAATCAGTGAAAAGTATGCAAAAAAATGATATTACAATCCCTCTGGAACTTTTTGATGGTGGATTCTCTCTTGAAGAAATTGCCACAATAAGCATGATCTTTGCCTCTCCAAATCTCTCTTTAAAAACTAAAGAACAATGGGGAGGTAATCCGAAGTGCGGTGAAATCACTGACAAATTAGTGAAAGATGGTATTATTAAATTTCATGATGACAAAATAGAAATCGACATAACAAGAAAACAAGAACCTATGAACATCCATAAACAAATTGAAAATATTCTTGGTAAATACCAAATCAACCAAGAAGACCAAAATAACATCATTGACTTGCTGGAAACCATTGGACAAGAATCTTTTGGTTCTGGTTACGAGAAAGGTTACGATGATGGTAGAATCGACTTTAATGAACCATCGTTCACATCTTATGGAAATAAGGAAGACTATGTTTAAAAAATAGAATACAATCCCACTATGAAAAACAAAATTGTTAAATTTTGGGATGATTTCATCTATAGTCAAGCGTTTTATACCATTAAACGCATGACAGCTAGAAATAATGGATTCCCTTATTTATTAGAATTACATATCCGCAAATTTAATGAACTGAATCCGATTCCTGAAAGTCTAAAAAAAGCAACTGAAGATTTTTTCAATGCTATGGAAGAACATTTTGACAAAAAATAATATTATGAAAGCAAGTTATCGAAAAATTAAAAACGGATTCTACCCTGTCATCATTTTTAATGACAAGTCAAGAATGACACATAAAGTATTGTGCTGCAATAAAGAATTGGCTACCAATTTGGCACAGAACGTTATTATAGGAATTGAAAAATATCAAAAAAATGAAAAAGGAGAAGAAAAAAAAGAATACGTTTAAGATGTGGCTTGACGGTCCTGATATCGTATTACCTGATGGCTATCATTGGAATATGGAGTCGGGAGAAGTCATTGCCAACGATGGATCATGGCGCGGTGGTCTGGTCGATTTTTATAATAAACAAAAAGATGAATTAAATGAACAAGTTATTTTACAAAGATCAAATTAATCAGTTAATCAACGGCATTGCTTTGTTTGATAAGCAAGTTATCAAAAAGAAATGTCTCAAGGTTAAAGCTAATCTCAAAAAGGTGAGAGCGGCAAAATTAGAAAAGTTTTATGCTGAACAAAAAGTAGAAGCTGATAAGATTCGAGAGAAGTATCAAAAATCATTTTGGTATAGGTTCAAACTGAAACGTGGAAAGATTAAGGATGTAAATCAATGGTCTAACAAGGATGTGATCATGACGTATAAAAAAGACATAAGACATAGTAACTTCGGTGAATGTTTACGTTTGATTGATTTCGCATTTGGTGACGAAGAAATCGCTGCATACAAAAGAGATACTGCGAAATTATGCAATGAGCTAATATCAGTCTGTGACGCATTGAAAGGCGATGAAATTTGGATTTCATCTCAAGCGTGGAGCAAACTTAACGAAAAAATTTAAATGAAAATACCACAAGAAATTGTTGATAGATTTAAATTAAACGGGATTGAGATAATTGGTATCATCTTCGACGGAAGAAATCGGTTCGACTCCGACTTGGCTGTGGTAAGCAATGTGGGTTCAATTCCCACCCAATCCGACATTAAAAACTAGAATACACTCACGACATGCAACTTAACACTTTAGAAACAAAATTCGCAAAATGCTCGTCCATTGAAATTCCCGATGCGTTCTACAATCGCATGTCAACTGGTAACAATGAAATTGATATCATGTTCGGCACTGAACAATTCAAAGGATTCATGGCAGGTAGTGCTATCACCATCTGCGCTCCAGGAGGTACGGGCAAATCTACTGCACTTTTACAGATTGCTCAATTGCTTACAAATCAAGGTAAACGTGTGGCAGTAGCTTCTGGTGAAGAGTCTCATATTCAAATCGCCTATGCTTGCAAGCGTTTGGGTGTTACTGATGTGGATGTAGCTCACATCAAGGATGTGGAAGAAATCGCTGCTGCCATGTATTCCTATGACATGATGGTCGTTGATAGCTTCCAAGCTCTTCGTTCTAACAAGAATATGAAGAAGAGAGAGTTCTATCAATATGCTCAAGACTTGCTTCTCACTACTGCTAAAGAAACTGGTTGCGTGTTGGTATTCGTTCTCCATGTTACAACTCAAGGTCTTCCAAAAGGTGGTACTGATATTATTCATGCCGTCGATGTGAATCTGAAAATCACTGTTGATCCTGAAGACAATGCCCTACGCATTTTCAATGTTTATAAAAATCGCTTCGGTGAGACTAAGACTCACATGGCTATGATGAATGCCAATGGTTTTGATTTCAAAGGTCTTTACACTGCTCCTATTGAGGAAGTCAAAGAAAAGAAAGATAAAGAACCTGCTAACGACAAGCGTAAAGAAGAAATTCTTGCAATGGATGAACCTCCTCACTTGACATTAGATCGTATCTGTGATAAGCTGAACGTGTCAGGTCAAACCGCTGGTAACATTCTACGTGAAATGGTTGGAGAGGGTAAGCTTCAGAAGTTCGGTCGTGGTGTGAATGCTGTGTGGAAGATCGCTCAAGAGTGTCAGAAATTGCATAAAGAATTGACGAAATGAAAAATGAAATTAGATTAGGTATGGCGGCATTATCAGATGATGTATTTGCTGGATATCTTTGTAAAGATGGTAGAACTTGGAAACAAGGTAAACATACCGTGACCAGTGACTTCCTACAAACAATGATTCAGTATGTCGGAGTTAATAAATCCTTAGAAATCAATGTTGGTGGTAAACCAAAATATAAAATTACTGTAAAAGAAATCGAAGAAGAATTATGATTAGTATCTCAAAAAATTGTGATCCCAATTACCTTGCCACGGTGATTGAATGCCCTGAATTGAAACAGCATTCAAACGCCGACCGTCTGGAGATTGCTACTGTGTTTGGTGGTGATGTGGTAATCGCTAAAAATCAATTCCAAATTGGAGATACTGCCATATATTTTCCAGTGGAATCTTGTATCTCACAGAAGTTCTTAGCATGGGCAAATCTGTTAGATAAAGCAGAATCGAATGCTGATGGTAAGACCAAGGGTTTTTTCAGCACTAAGGGTGATGGATATTCCAGGGTGAAAGCAGTAAAGCTCCGTGAGATTCCAAGTCAAGGATTCCTTTTCAAAGTATCTAAGCTTGCTGAATACTATGGTGTTAAAGAATCTGTGTTCAAATTGGGAGAGTCATTTGATACTGTCAATGATGATCTACTGGTGAAGAAATATGTATCAGGAGAACGCAAGAGTGGCAATCAAAACGAATCTAAGAAGCGCATTCCAAAATGGATTGAAAATACTATTCGCGTCTTCCCTCTTCCCATTCGTAAGCATCTATACACTGGTATCAATTACTTCTATGATAAGAACAAGCAAGGTATCGGTAGCTTGATTGTGGATGGGCAATGGCACTTTCATTACAGCACAGAAAACTTAGGGAAGAACATCTTCAAAGTTAATCCTGATGATTATATTATTTGCACCAGTAAATTTCATGGCACAAGTTTCGTGGGTGGTAACATTCTTTGCAAGAAACCATTTAATATCTTCCGATACATTGGTAATAAAATTGGGTTGAATATTAAAGAGACAGAATATAAGTTGGTTTATTCTTCGAGAAATGTAATACAAAATCGTCGTGATGGTAAATTCACTGATGATGTTTGGGGTGTGATTGCATCTCGTTTGGTTGGTAAGATTCTTGAAAATTATACTATCTACGGTGAGATTGTCGGTCATACATCTTCTAACAAGATGGTTCAAAAGAATTACGATTATGGTGTCAAACAAGGTGAATGCGAGTTCTTTGTCTATCGTATGACGAAGAATACTTCCGATGGCATTAGAGAATGCTCTTGGAATGAAATTGAATCATTCTGCATGACAGAAGGACTGAAACATGTTCCAGTCTATTACAAAGGTAAAGCGAAAGATATGTTTAATATTTTTTACAAATCCGAATATGATCCTTCGATATGGAGAGAGAAATTCCTAACAGATTTAAAAGACAAGTATCTTGATAAAACTTGTGAGTTCTGCACCACTGGTGTCGTCAATGAAGGTATTGTTATTCGTAATGAAAATGATCCTAAGAAGACTGCTTTGAAATACAAGAGTCCAATGTTTTTATTAGGAGAATCTGCTGATAGAGACAAGGGAGAGACTAATATGGAGGAAGAGAACTAATATGAAATTACTAATCACTCGTCATGGACAATCAGAAGGGAACATTGACCAATCAGTCTATTTTAAAATGCCTGATTGGTCTGTCCCTCTAACCGAAAAGGGTAAGGAGCAAGCAAACCTAGTTGGTGGATTAATTTATAATAATCTTATTAACTCCAATGAATGTTTATTAGTGTATAGTCCATACACAAGAGCAAAGCAAACAAAAGAAATAATTGAAAAACGATTACTTCTGCCTCCTCATTATGAAAAAATAGAAAATCCGATTGTGCGAGAGCGTGAGTGGGGTAATCTCCGAAATGAATATGAAGCCTGTAAAACTAGAGAAGAACGCAATCACCTGTTTGACTTCTATCGTCGTCCTGATGGTGGGGAATCATTCGCTGATTGCCATCAGAGAGCATCCATCTTTCTGAATTGGTTGAAGACTCAAGCGGCTGACACTGCTGTTATCGTGTCTCATGGTGAATTTATTAAGACAATGCTGATGATCATTGACAATGTGAGTGTGGAAGACTTCGATACAATTTCCAACGTTAAAAATTGTGAACTGATCATCCGAGATATTAAAAACTAGAACATACTTGAGCCATGTTTAAATTACCTTATATTGGAATAGGACTTATTTTGTTTTTAATTGGAATAGCCATGAATGCAGGACTATTTTCTTTCGGATTAGCTTTAAT